GATCACTCGATGCCGTTTGAACAACGAAGTAAATTGCTACTTTTGGGCGTGGGCGCTGCGGCCACCACGTTCCTTGTTGTTGCGAAGAGAGAGAGTATGCGTGAACTCGCTTCTTTCTTGTGCGAAGCTTTTTCGACACGTCCGCCAATTGAGGCCGATGTTGTCAGAGATGGTTTCGACACGCTTGAAGTGGCCCAGGTTGTACCTACCCCTGGCCACACACACCCAACCGCCGCTGCGATGAGAAGCACTGCGACGAACTTCGCCTGCGAATTGGCAACATTTTGTGGAGCTGAGGTGTACTCGGTGCAAATGTCCAAGTCTGATCAGAGGAAGGACATGAAAGGCTCTCGCCAGTGGTGGTGGGCTAAGGACGTCAATGCGGACAACCGCAACGACGTTCCGCGCGCCACTGACATTCGCTACCTGTGTGATGTAGACTATTACATTGACATGCCCGCGTTGTTGGTGGAAGAGGCAAAACCGGTTGTACTGTATACCGTTGTGCCTGAGGAGGCCGTGGCTAAGGCAACAGATGACACTAGTTTTCGTTTCGATGAAGACGGTGCCCTTTGCTCTATAGTCTCAGGTTCTGGCAGTTATTCACACCACCTGTGGAATTATGGTTATGATAGCATATTAGCCGTCAAAACCCAGTTCGGCATCCCTACTACGGTGGTACCGTATGCGGTTGAACGCAAACAGGTTGGAAAACATCGCCAGATTGTGCTTTTGACGCCAATAAGGATTTTTCGTGGTGTCGGCGCCCTCCTCGCCTACTGGTTGTTGGAACCAAAACCGTTGACGCGTTGGATTCCCATTGTAGCACATGGTGATGAAAAGTTTGTCCGATTTGATGTACATACCAGCAGTAACACGATGGTCACTACGGCAAGACCCAACACGTGGCTTTGCGCCACTGTGCCAGCCGATGCGGACGCCAGCATCGCCACGGTAGCAAGGTTAGGAACCACCAACCTGATGTTGCCAACCGCGGCGAGTTGGCTAGCCAATGATCGCCCAGCCGCAGCTGTGTTGACTGAGTATCACAGGCTTTGCGGGAAGAGATCAGCCATGGTCGTCTTCCCGGTTGACAAAGCCGTGAGAGCATACCAATACAAGCCGAAAGAGTTTGATCAGGAAGCTAGGCCAAAGCTGGAGGCCTTTATGAGCCCCCTTATCCACGGAGCCTTCGCCCCAGTCATGAACAAAGCTGGGGAAGAACAGAGTGTGGACGGACGTATAAATAAATTAAAGAAACAAGAACCAAAACCGTCTCGCTTCGTGGAACAATGCATGACAGAATTTGCGAACCTTGTCGTGCAGGGTGAAACCCTTGAACCAGTCTGTTATGAAGTCGTCGCGGCTAAACAGAAAAGCGCTGCCCAGCAATTGTCACTCCGGAAGGCAGTGCTTACAGGCCAGTTTCGTGCGGCGGTCTTAAAATGCTTTGGGAAAGCCGAGGCTTACCCAGGTATAAAAGACCCGCGGAATATATCTCAGTATAATGATGCCGATAAACTGGATATGGCCATGTTAGCACTTGCTCTTTCTGAGCACTGTAAACAGTTTGCTTGGTATGGGCCTGGTAAGACTCCCTTGGAGGTGGCACTGCGTGTAGCAGAAGTCTGCCAAGGTGCGGAACAGTATGTCAACGTGTCTGATTACCATAGGATGGACGGCACAATTACGTACTATTTGCGCAAAGTCGACCGGGCGGTTTGTATGAAGGCCTTTGCAAACCATCGCGCTAAAGTGAATGAAATTTTGAAGACCAACGTCGACAACGTTGGAGTGTTACCCCATGGAACAAAATTCTCACAAGGACCTTCGCACGGATCTGGATGCTCAGCGACGAGTGTGTTCCAGACATTACGAGCCGGTTTCGCGGCCTACCTTGGCTATCGAAACAAAACTCTCCCAGGGGGCGGGCGCCTTTCCCCACAGGCAGCCTTCTCCTCGCTCGGAATTCATCTTGGTGACGATGGTATCGATGCTGACTTACCGATCTCCTGCCACGAATGGGCGGCAAACAAGGTCGGGTTGGTACTCGAATCGGCAGTGGTTGAAAGAGGGTTCAGAGGGGTCAATTTCTTGGCACGCTATTACTCACCCGAGGTCTGGCAAGGATCTCCTAACAGTATGTGTGATGTCAAACGACAGCTCTCTAAACTTCATACAACGGTACGCCTGCCTGCTAATATTACGCCTGAGCAAAAACTGGTCGAGAAATGCATGTCATACGTGGCTACCGATGGAAACACCCCAGTCATCGGAGCTTTTTGCAAGCGGGTGCTACTGCTATCAACCTATCGCCCCAGGACTCTTCTTGGAATCGGTAGTTGGTGGGCCAAGTTCGAAGGATCTGCCCAATACCCAAATGAAAATGTTGGAGGATGGATGGATGTGGAGTATGCAACACAACTTGAAGAGTTCGACAGAGCTCAATTCGAGAGATGGTTGGCTTCCACCAGATCGCCCGCGGACTTGCTTTGCCCTCCATTATGTGCGGAACCCAGAGCTCCGGAACCTACCGTCGTTGACGTCGTGGTTGATGGGGATGTCCTGCCTGCAAAGGCGATGGAACAAACGGAAAGCAGCAAGCCCGCAAGCGAGACCAAGTGCCCGACGACACGCAAGAGGCGTCGTAGAAACAATAACCGAGGACCTGGAAAAGGTACAAATAAATCCCCAGAGTCCCAGCGAGCGGAACCGTCAAAGTGCTGACGGCCCTCCTCGCGGATCAC